TTTAAAAGCAAATATATTTGCTAAATATAGAAAAACTGACAGTAGTTGGTTAATTCAGTGGCAGGGTAGTGCAGAACAACAAAGAGCTGGTGGTAAAGTTGGTGAAGCCATTGGTTTAAATGACAATAAAGGTGTACGCGGATTTTTAAAGTCTGTTGGGTATCAAAGTAGCGATAATATAGTTGGCAAAGCACTTCAAGGTATGGTTGATGGCTTTATTAAGCAAGGTTTATCAAATACTGATAAAAATTTATTGCAATTAGAATCTTCACCCAAAATTATTAGTTTAATTGAAGACTCACTAATGAGTGCTGCTACTGGTAAAAGTAAAAAATACCAAAACGAATATACCGGAACAATTAATAATTTAGGTAATTTAACAATACAATCATCAACAGGAGTTGATCAGGCTAAAGCTAGTATAACTAAACAAAAAGCAGAGTTAAATAAATTAAAATCTGATACTAAAAAAGCTAAAGAAAAGATCAAACAGCAAAATCTTTTACCTCAAGATAGTACTGTTAATTTATTAAATTTACAAAATTTAATAAGCTTACACATACAAGATGTTGTAAGTGCTAATATGGGTGGTGGAGATCGTAAGGATATTTTAAACTACAGAACGGGTAGATTTGCAGGTTCTGTTAATATTAAAAGACTTACAATGAGCAGAGAAGGTATGATAACTGCTTTTTATGATTACATGAAATACCCATATGCAACTTTTAGTAATGATGGAAAGCAATCAAAGCCTACTAGTAGAGATCCTAAGCTACTGATCTCTAAATCAATTAGAGAAATTGTAGCTGAAAATGTTGCAAATAGATTAAGGGCAGTAGTTGTATGAGTAAACGTGCTAGTATAGCAATTGCAATTGCAAATAAATTAAATGAACAATTAGATGGAGTTCAGTATACAACTAACTTATTCGGAAACGCCTACCCAAAAATGAAATTTTGGGATGAAGTACAAGACTTTCCAAGTGTATATGTAACTGCAGGAATGGGAGCCAGAGATTATCAACTATCTGGCTTTGTTTGGGGCCTATTGAATATTAGTATTAAACTGTATGTTAATAGTGAAGAACGAGCTCAGGAAGAACTAGAAGTACTTCTTGAGGATGTAAGTAAGTGTATTGATGCAAATCGTCAACTCGTTTATGATACTACTAATAATCTTCAAACTACAGAAATACTGATTACAACTATCACTACAGATGAAGGCCTATTACGACCTTATGGAGTTGGTGAGATAAACTTACAGGTGCGATATGCACTACAATAATGTGATCGGTATCGAAACAGATAAATATCTAGTAGGTATGCCTAGCATTACTAATTAAAAAGGAAGAGAAATGGCAGTTAATTTAATTCGTAATAGTAGAGTATTCTTTACTACAAACGTTGACGGCAATGGAAGAGTAAGAGCTGGTGCTTATAAAAATGGTGCATTTCCATTTAAAGCTACCAATACTTTTGAAATTCAGGTATTGGATGGTTTAACATTCAGCCAAAATACAACTCAAGATACAATTACACTGAATGAAGCAGGTGCTGCACCTAGTCGTGGTCAACGCTCATTCAATACGCAATTACAAGCATTGGACTTTTCGTTTAGTACTTATATGCGTCCATTTAATGATACTACTAATAGTAAAATTACTTGTGAAGAAAGATTATTATGGAATGCTTTTGGATCTGCTAATCCAATTGGTTCAGCAACTGCTGCTTGGAGTGAAACTGCTAGTGCAGCCACTATGAGCTTTGCAAACTCTAATAAACACCAGTTACAGACCTTTGGCTTAATTATCATTTTTGATAATAGTGCTTATTTATTAGATAACTGTGCATTAAATACTGCTACAATTGATTTTGGTATCGATGCAATTGGTACTCTTCAGTGGGCAGGTAAAGGTTCAGCAATTCGTCCAGCAGCTGTTACAGCAGATACAAGCAGTCCAGTTAATTTAGCTGGTGCCGATGTTTTAAGTGGTGGTACTACTGAAAATGGTTTAATTACTTTTAATAATGGTTTAACAGCTGGTCAAACATTTACAGTTGCTGGATTAACCTACACATCTACTGGTGTAACAACCTCAATACAATTAGCAAATGCTTTTGCTAATTTAAGTAATGGTGCTACAACTGGTGGCGGAACTGCTACAGGTACATATACTGGTGCATTAACTGGATATTTTACAGGTATTGTTGATGGTAATAATGTAGTTATTATTGCTTCTACTACAAGTAATACTGATATTCAAACTAATGTTGGTATTACCGGTACAGGATCTAGTGCTGCAACTATCTCAGTTACAGACGGTAGTACATCAGAAGCAGTAGACCAAGCTAAAGCTAAAAATACTACAGCTCAATACATTACTAACAAGTTAAGTACTATGGTATTGAATAGTATATTAAATAACTTTGATGGTAGTGCTAGTGGTAGTAAGCAATATACTATTGCACTAACAGGTGGTCAGATTAGTTTTAACAATAACTTAACATACTTGATCCCATCTAACTTAGCACAAGTTAATAATCCAATTACATACTTCACAGGTACACGTGCTATTACTGGTAACGTTACTGCTTACCTAAAAACAGGTACAAATGAAGCTGGTCAACTATTAGCCGACTTGTTAAGTGGTTCTAGTACAACAGTTGACCCTAAGTTTACAGCAAATATCCAAATGGGCGGACCTAGCTCTAACCCTACTGGTGTTGAATTAAAACTACCAGCAGCTATGTTACAGATTCCGCAAATTAATACAGCGGCAGTTATTTCTACAACAATTAACTTTACAGCTCAAGGCTTTACTACTACTCCATCACTTGGATATGACATTACAGCCCAAAACGAAGCTACAATCGTATACAGAGCAGCGGCTACATATTAAGCCGTGACTTTATCGGCAAGTGCTGGGTTGATCTCCAGCACTTCTTTTTCTTAATTATATAATAATAGGACGCCAAATGGCAACAGAAACCTCCCAACAAGTTAGTCTAAAATCACTACTCGTTCCTTCAAAAACAGTTGAAGTAGAATATCCTGGTATGCCAGGTTTTAAAATTTCATTAGGCTTTATGAGTCGTGAAAATTTAATTAATTTACGCAAGAAGTCTACAAAAACAACATTTAAAAATCGTCAAACTAGTGACGACTTTAACGAAGAACTATTTTTAGAATTATACGCTGAAACAGCAGTAAAAGGCTGGAGCGGTTTAAAATTTAAATATGTAGAACAACTAGTACCCGCAGACGTATCAGAATATGATCCCGAAGATTTTTTAGCATTTAGCAAAGAAAACGGATTAATGCTTATGAAAAATTCCAGCGACTTTGACAACTTTATTAGTGACTATGTGAGTGACTTGGGAAAGTTTTCGAAGAACAGTTAATACAAATTAAGCGAATGGTCGAGAGTTATTTGCAAAATAGTGGTGTTGGTATGACCAAAGATCAGTATTTTGAAATGTGTGAAACTCTTGGCAGTGAGCCTATTGAAGAAGAAATACCTGTAGAGTATGAAGACTTTCCAGACGAAATTCAAGTCGCACTTAGTATATATAGACTAATGAGAGATGAGTGGGAGTATATGGGTGGGACTTATACTGGTAAAAACTTTAATGGAATTTTTGAACTGTTCGAAGTCTATGATATACATACTTTAGATAAAAGATATTATTTAGAATTAATACATATTATAGATATTATTAGAATTCAAGAAACTAGAAAAAAGAGTTAAACCTAAAAACCGCTAACTAATAATTAGCGGTTTTTTTATTGCTTAAAATTTTTTGGTTTGACAACTAAGTCCTCAAATGATATAATGGATCAAATTAATTATATTATTGTAATTTTTACAGTATAAATGGAGTATTTATGCAAAATACCATACAGGCAGAGATAAAGCTGGACAGTACGGAAGTACAAACAGGCATAGGGCACATGAAAAGTCTCAATAGTGAGACCGAAAAACTTGAAACTAGTAATAAACGTAGAAGTGCCGCTGCAGCTAAAGCAGATAATGTTAATTATAATGCTGCCCGTGCATTAGGTGGTGGTACAGGTGCAGCTGGTCGTGATTTTGGCAATGAAGCTAGAGCTTTGGGCGGTTTAGTTGCTGTATATGCTCAATATGCTGCTACAGTTTTTGCAGTAGAAGCAGCTTTTCGTAAATTAAAAGATGCTGCTGATGTTCAGAACATGACCAAAGGTATGGATCAATTAGCATCAAAAAGTGGCGTAGCATTAGGTTCGCTTTCAAGAGAATTTGTACGTGCAACTGGTGATGCTATTAGTTTAAAAGACGGCATTGATGCAGTAGCAAAAGCTAGCAACGCAGGTTTAAATAATCAACAAATTTTAAATATTGCTAGTGGAGCGCAAAAAGCAGCTATCGCATTAGGTAGAGATTTAAATGACTCTATTAGCCGTGTAACTCGTGGTGTTGCTAAACTGCAACCCGAATTATTAGATGAATTAGGTTTATACAGTAAACTAGGTCCTGCAACAGAAAAGTATGCTGCTAAATTAGGTGTATCAGCACACCAGTTAACAGAAACTCAACGTAGTCAAGCATATGCTGTTGCAGTACTAAAAGAACTTAATCAAAAATATGGCGATATTAAAGTAGATGCAAATCCTTATGATAAATTGTTAGCTAGCTTAACAAACTTAACACAAACTGGTTTAAACTTTATAAACTTTTTCTTAAAACCACTTGCAAACATATTGGGCGACAATCCAGTTGCATTAACTGGAGCAATTGGAATATTAGCAAGCAGTATATTAGGTAAATTTTTACCGGCAGTTGGACAATTACGTGAAAGTACACGTGAACAAGCTAATAAATTAGCTGAAGTATCAAAAGCTAGAGCAGCTGATTCTGCTAAATCGCTTTCAGAAGCTAAATCTGCTGCAATTGAAGAATTAAAAATTAAAAAAGATAAATACGCACAGGACAAAGATGCTGCAGTTGATGCTGCCCAAAAACGTTTAGAAGCAATCGATAAAACTAATATTACCGATAAAGCTAGAAAAATTATTAGTAATCCAGATATTGAAAAAATTACTGATAAACAATTAGACTATTTAAAAGATCAAGCTACTAAGAAAACTAAAGCTGGTGCAGATGCCTACCAAGGATTTGTAAATGCAGTTACGGAAGCTAAAAAAGCTCAATTAGATTATTTTTCATCCATACATGATGCTGAGATTAAAGCATCCAAAGCACCAGGTGGATTTTGGGATTTTAGTCCAGCTGGTATGAACGCCAAAGCTTCTGAAAAAGCTAGACAAAATGCTGCTGGTGCTAATATTGTAGCTACAGCTGCCGAAACAGCTAGTCTAAGAGGATTTGGTGCAGCTTTTGGCGAAATGATTTCTGGTATTAAAACAGAACAGTTAAGTCCTGTAAAAGCTGTATTTACAGGAATTAGCGGAACTGCAACAGCAGCTGCAGCAAGACTAGTACAATTTGCTGGGGCTGTTGGTACAATAGGTATGGTTATTGGTGCATTGGCTGCTGTAAAAGCAATAGGAGATCAATTCTTTTCAGGAACAGCGCAATCAGCAGCAGAATTAACACAAAATTTGGAACAATTGACTAGTGTTACAAAAACAGCCAAAGATGTGTTTGAAAGGTATAAGGATACGATTACTACTGATTCATTGATGGCAAAGTCAAAAGCTATTAATAATATATTAGCTTCAATAGCTGATACACCAAATAAACTAGATAGACAGTTAAAAGATCAAACTTGGTGGGATAAAATCTGGGATGTTATGCCACAGTTTGTAGGCGGTCATGTAGAAAACCAAGCATCCGAAGTTTTAGGTAAAGGTATATCTGGAGTTATTGACAATTTGGGTACACCAGAACAAAAAGAACAAGCTAAAAAGAAATTAGCTTCTATTTTAAATATAACTGGAACTGATGAAAAAGATATAATTGAAGGTATTAAAAAAGGAACTACAGCTACAAGAAATGCGGCTGTTGGTTTTGTAGAAGGTGTTGGTAAAGATTTAGAAAAAATAGCAAGTCCTGCACAAAAAGTACGTGAAAATTTTGCAGCATTAGAAACTAGTTATTTACATATGCGTAATAGTTTTATTAGTACAGATGTTGGTGTTAAATTTGCTACTGATTTAATTAATCAACTAACTACAATTGGCAAAGCTTTTGATAATCCTGTTTCAAAATTAGCAGTTATGAGAGAGTTAGCAAAAGATATGTCGCAAATTAAAATGTTTCCTGGAGAAACACAAAAAGAGTTGACAGATGCTGCTGAAAAAATAAAAGCAATAGAAGATCAATTAAATGCTGCACGAGCAAGTCGTGACAATGCTGAGCAAAAACTTAAAGATAAAGGTTATGAAAATGGACAGGCCGCTGCAAGTTTACTTACACCAGATGCAGTAGCTGGCAGAGAAAGATATGCAGCAATTAATACCCCTGCATGGAAGCGTATTAGAGAAACTGCCGCAGATGCACAACAATTTCAAACTGCAAATACAAATATAGATCGTTTAGAAAAACAACTTCTAGCTACTTCAAATGGTTTCAAAATAAATCTTAGTTCTGGAATAGATGCAGCTTTAAAATTAATTGAAGGCCCATTAAGTAGGGCATTGCAACAGGCTCGTATTGATTCGTCTAAAGCCATTATATCTAATTTACCAGAAACAGCTGCTGGTATTAAAATGCAAACTGATTTAGAATTAGAGTCTATACAAATAAGAAAAGCCGAAATTGTAGCATTAAAAAGTTTAGAAACTTCGTTAACACTAGCACGTATAGCGGGAGAACGAGGAGAAACAACTAGGTTGTTAGAGTCTCCATCTAGAGACCCTGAGTTTAGAAGGAGACTACTAGCTAAACAAGATGATTTAGATCAACAAGAAAAAGCTGCACGAGGCACAATAACTGGTAAAGAAGCTGCTAAAGCAGGCGGTACAACTTTAGCAATTTTTCAGTCTAACCAAGGATTTGATGCAAAATTAGTTGGACTAACAAGTCAGGCTAATGTAGATAAAATTAAAAGTTATGTTACGGCAAATATTTTTAAATTTACGCAAGTTCAAAAAGATTTAGAGCAAAAACTAGCAGTATTACAGGCTCAAAATACACAAGAGATTGAAAGTGATGCATTTAAAAGCTTATCAGATGCTGAACAAGATAGAAAGAAAGCTCAACTTGCAGCTAATGAACAAGTATTAAAAGATGCTCTTGCACAGTTTCCAGCTATAATAAATCTGGAAAAAGGTAAGTTGTCTAATGAGTATGTTAATGATAATAAAAAACAATTTGGTGATAAAGTGCCTGGGCTATTAAAAGTTGGTACAGAAGCACAAGAACAAGGAACAAAACAGTTAAATGCTTTAGAGACGGCGAGAAAACTTCAAGTTGGCACTACTGCTACAGTAGCAGAACGTGCAGCTGCTGCTGCTGAACTTACAAGTAATAATAAAGCAAACGATGTAATATTAGCAGAAACACAAGCTAAAAATATAGCAGCACTACAAAATAGTTTAAATATTAATCAGGCTAAGAAGACCACTTTAGAATTTTTAAAATCTATAGGTGGTGTTACTGAGCAAGATTATTTCTCACAACAAGCTGCTTTAACTATTTCAGATGCACAATTAGAGCGTGATAAACAAATATTGGAAATAAAAAATCAACAAAGACTTTCACTTGAAAGAATACAAGAAGCAGAAAAAGCAGCTGGTGGTGAAAATAAGAAAGAATTTGAAACACAAAGAAACCAAGTAAATACGGATGCTAAAGATAAATTAGATGCTATAGATGTAGAAACAAAGAAACGAGTAGATCAAGCTAAATTAGTTAGAGATAATCAAACTGAAAATGCATTACGTGAACAAGCTTATAACCAAATATTTATTAAGGGTATTGACACAACTACTGATAAGTTTATGGAATTCATTACTACTGGAAAAACCAGTTTTAAAGGATTAGTAGACTCTATGATTGCTGACTTAATTCGCTATGAATTAAGACAAAATTTACTTAAAATATATGAAGGTACAGGTGGTGCAAGTGGTGGTGCAACTCTTGGTAGCAGTTTAGTTGCTAGTGCTGTAAGTGGTTTTAAATCACTATTTGGCTCTGCACAAGGCAGTGCTTGGGATCAAGGTGTTATGAAGTATGCTAAGGGGGGTATAGTTACACAACCAACATTATTTAAATTTGCAAAAGGTACTGGTATGATGGGCGAGGCAGGACCTGAAGCTATTATGCCGCTTCGTCGCGATGGCGCAGGTAACTTGGGCGTAATTAATGGTGGTGGTGGTAAAGTTGATGTTGTAGTTAATAATTATAGTAATCAACAAGCTACTACTAAAGAAAGTATGGATGCTAAAGGTAATCGTAAAATTGAGGTTATTGTTGGAGATATGGTAGCTGATCAATTAAGTAAGACTGGTTCAAGTGCACAACAATCTTTAAGTTCAAATTATGGTAATCGCCCAGCATTGGTAAGGAGATAATATATGGCAGTAATTCAATGGCCTGCAACATTACCGCAAGTACCTCAAAAAGGGTTTCAAGAAACTATAGGTATTAATATATTAAGAACACAAACTGATGGTGGTCCAGCTAAACAGCGTGTACGTGCCAGTCGTCCTAATAATATGCAACTATCATTTATTATGACGACTGCACAAACTGCAATACTTGATGATTTTGTTAAAAATAGCATAATGGGAACTGCAAGATTTACATTTCCACATCCAAGACTACTAGGTACAAATATTGATGTCCGTATTGTACCTGGTGGTAGTGGAGAGTTTTTTACAGTACAATATTTAGCACCTGGATATTGGACAACTAGTTTAAATATGGAAATTATGCCATGAGTAGATTAACTAGTTTAAGTCCAAATGCTGTACAAGCAATGTTTAGTACAGAAACACAACAACAACTAGTAATGTTAATAAGTATTTATGATCCTGCTGATTTAACAGGAAATACTATAACGCTTAGGTTAGCAGATACATTTACTAACAGACTAGCTAGTTTAACTACTGACAGTGAAATTGTATATGGTGTAACTAGTCGTAGTCATGACTACATATTTTTGCCATTACAAATTACATTACCTACTGAAAGTGATACTGGTACAGGCGGTTATAGTATTAATATAAATTATACTTCACCAGACATAATACAGTTAATACGTACCCAACTAACAAAACCTACTAAAGTATTATTAGAATTAGTACTTGGTGCAAGCCCTAATACAGTAGAAGCTAGTTTTTCAGATTTTTATATTACTAGTGTAAATTATACTCAACAACAAATAACTCTTAATTTAGAAATGATTAGTCTAACTAGAGAGCCTTTTCCTTGTTTTAATTTTACACCAGGATATTTTCCGGGATTATTCTAATGAAATATGATAAGTATATAGGTTTACCCTACAAAGAAAAAGGTAGAGATGTTACAGGCGTAGATTGCTGGGGATTGGTATGCCTATACTATCGTGAAGAATTAGGCATAGAACTACCAAGCTATCAAGAAGAATATGATAGCCCTGATGACCCTAACGTTATCAGGGCTATTAGTCTTTATAAAGATAGTTGGGAACTAACTACTACACCTAGTGAAGGTAATGTAGTTATATTTAATATTTTAGGTGAGCCACGCCATATAGGTATATATTTAGGTAATAATAAGTTTTTACATAGTCGTGAAGGTAGTGATAGTGTTATTGATTCTATCGCTAGTCCACGCTGGGCTAGTAGACTAGAAGGAACTTACAAGTATGCTGAAACAAATAGTATTCAGGTAGTTGGAGCACCACATCCATTAAAAACACAAGTAATTCGTGAATGGACTGTTGAATGTACAACTGTTCAAGATTTTGTTAACTTTACAAAAGAAAAATATAATGTTACTCCCGCATTTGGTAGTCAACTAATTATTGCTGTAGACGGTATTCCTGTACCTCAATCAGAATGGGAAACTACTGTACTACAAAAAGGACAAGTACTAGCATATAAATCAGTTCCGCAAGGCGGTAGTGCAAGAATGATTGCAATGTTTGCACTTATTATAGCTGCACCCTATTTAACCGAAATGATACTACCAGGTTTGGTAAGTACTGCAGGTTTAACTGGAGCAGAATTATTATCTGCCCAAGCAATTAATGCAACTGTTACAGATTTAGTATATGGTGGCTGGGTTGTACAAGGCACAACTTTAGCTATACAAATGGCAAGTATGGCACTAGTAGATGCTATATTCCCAATCAGACAAGAATCAGTTAATAATCCTGGTACACCAGGACAAATGAATTTATTTACTGGTGGACAAAATCAGGCTAATAGATTTGGATCAATACCAGTAGTTTTAGGAAAAATGCGTGCCACAGGCATATTAGGTGCAACTCCTTATGTGCAAACAGCAGCAGATACTAATTTATTAAATTTATTAATTGTTTGGGGATTTGGACCACTACAGGTTGATAATTTATGTATTGGTTCATTACCTATTGATCAATTTTATAGTAATAATATTAGTCCAGATATTCCTACTTATAAAACTTTATATGGTGTTACTGGTGAAAATATAGAACAGTTTAATAGATTATATGGTTCAGATATTCAACAAATAAATAAAGGTGTAGAACTAGTAAATAATACACTTACAGGAGCAAATCCTTGGGTTGAAGTACCATTTACTCAACTAGGTACAAGTGTAGAAATAGTATTTACATTTCCAGAAGGTATGCGTTCAGTAAATACTAAAAATGGAGATGTTAGTAAAGCTGAAGCTGATATTTGGGTTCAAATTGGCAGATGGAATGGTTCTAGTTATGATTACAGTAACTCTACTAGTCCGGTATCTTTATTTAATTCCACTACTACTGGTAGTATGTCTGCAGGCTGGACAGTAGAATTACCACCGGCCAATTTAAATGATGGTGATAATGTTAGTACTTTATATCAATATCATACTGTAGCTTTAATTCCTGGTAATGGAATACAAATTTATCACGGAACTGCAACAGATACACTAGGACATGATCCTTCCACACAGTTACAAAATATTTATAATTCTGGTAGCTATGGCAGTTTAGTAAATCCTGATACACCAAAAGTATATAAATACTTACCAGTAGTACCACCAAATGCGTATAAACTTTATACATTTGTAATACACGGTAAAGATTATTTATCTAATTACACTATAGATCACAGAACGGATTATAGTGCTCAAAGTTTACAAGTAACAGGTTTAAGTTTAACACCTGCACCTTTTGCAGTAACTACACAACAAGAAACACTTATAGATGGTAATTCTTATACAGATACAGTATATACTGGCTTCACTCGTGTAACAATTACATCAGGAAGTATAAGACCAGGAACACAAGATAATCCATTAGATCCAATTACAGAGCAAGCAGTATGTTCATCATTAGACTTTGTAACTACTAGATATGTTCGTGCAGGTAATCAAAGTTACTGGGACCCAGTAATTAATAGTTATGGTATTTGGGATAATCAAGCAGGTACTACAACTTGGTCTACATCAAAAACTTATGGTACTGATAAATTTCAATGGACTGGCTGGTATACTGTAGAAGGGTCTGCAGATGATGAAGGTACAGTTTCTATAGACGGTATTGTAGTATTAACAATGCCATACGGTGGTGGTCAAAGTAGTGCAAAAAATTGGGTTTATCTTGAAAAAGGTAGTCATGTAGTAAGTTTAACAGCAGCAAATATTGGTCAAAATATACCTGGCGATCAAAGAGGTATAGGATTTAAAATTAATTATTTTCCTGGCGGATTAAATCCTAGAAGTAGTTGGGATACTACATTTCAGTTTGGTGTGGGTGGATTTTATGAAAAACGTAAGGATCCGTTTAATTTTAGCTATCGATTCACTAATCTAGATAAAGAACCACAACGATATTCTATTAGAGCTATGCGTACAAATGCAGATACTGCAGAAATTACAGAAGGTGACACAACTGTACATTATTATCATAAAGCTATTTTAGCAAGTGCTACAAGTTTTAACAATGCTAATCCTATTGTAGATCCACCTGGATGTACACTAGCAAAAACAGCAATTAGAATTCAAAGTACAAATAAAGCCAATGGTCAAATTGATGGTATAAATGCAATTGTACAAACAATTGGATATGATTGGGATACTAGTACTCAAAAATGGGTATCTGGAAAACCTATAAATAATCCTGCTAGTTTATTACTATATGTATTAACCCATCCTGCAAATGCTTACAGATTAACAGCTAGTGAGGCAGGGATCAATAGTAATGGAGTAGGAATTGGTACAAAAATTAATTGGACAAAATTACAAGAATGGTATGAATTTTGTAAAAATGGAAATCCTTCAGGCGGCAGTTTAACTTATAACAGTATTGTAACTAGTACCATAAGTGTTATGGATATTATGAGAGATATTTGTGCAGCTGGTATGGCAAGTCCACAATACAGTGATGGTAAATGGACTGTGGTTATTGATAAGCCACGAGATCATACTACTCAATATTTTACTACTTATAATAGCTGGAATTTTATTGCTAATAAAACATTACCAAGAATACCACACGCATTCCGTATAACTATACCAGATGAAACTATTGCCTATCAAGCAAATGAATTCTATGTATACAATTATGGATACAATGCAGACGGTAGTGGTGGAAAAACAAAAGCAAATATATTTGAAATGTTACAACTTCCTGGTATAACTAAACAAGATCAAGCTACTTTTATGGCTAGATGGCATTTAGCCCAACTAGCCCTGAGACCAGAAACATACACATTAAATACAGATTTTGAGCATTTAGTGTGTCAGCGTGGGGATGTAGTTAAAGTTACTCACGATGTACCTCAATGGGGAGTTGGTAGCGGAAGAATTAAAAATCCACAAGTAGGTTCCAGTACATTAGTACTAACTGAACGATTATGGCTAACAGCAGGTAAACAGTATCAAATATTAATTAGAACAAATAGTCAAATTCAACTTGATGGTGTTACTAAAAATATTGCAGCTATTTCTACCACTGGGTGGTATGATACAGTAAGTATTGCTACTGTAGCCGGAGGTAATACACCTGCAACAATTACCAGCAGTGATGGTTTAACAGATGACAACTTATTTTTATTTGGAGAATTAAATAAAATAAGTCAACAATTGGTGGTTATATCTATAGAACCAAGCGATAATGCTACTGCTAAATTAACTATGGTTGATTATTCGCCACAAATTTATACTAGTGATCTAACACAATTACTTATTTTTGATGCTAATATTACGCCTACAAGTACACCTGTTATACAAAATACTATTAACAGTGCACCAATTATTATTGATGTAACTAGTGATAGTGCAGTCAGTGAACAAATTAGTAATGGTATTTATAAAAATGTAGCCATTATTAGTTTTGCTAATCCTGCTGAACTAACAAAAAATGCAGAAGTAGTACAATTTCAAGTTGTAGATGGTACAGCTTCAATAGATTCAACTAGCTTAAATAATTTATATTATATCAATAAAGAACAGGGCAGTATTATTATTAATGACTTAATTACTGGTAAAGTCTATAAAGTACGTGCCAGATATGCTAATCAAATGGGTACTATCTCGGGACCTTGGAGTGATGTATATACATTTACTAATATTGGCAAAGACACTAATTATTTTAGTGCCACAGGACTATATTTAGATTTAGATGATGTTTATTTAGTAGCAACTCCAATAAATGTAACTAAACCAAGTGATTTTGACCATTGGGAATTTAGAATCTACAAAGATACTGGCTCTGCAGATTTTTGGGATATAACGCCAACTTTAACAGATGGTATTTTAAATATTCAAACTGTTACAGGTTATGATTCAGGTAGATTTGATTTAAGAAATCAACATAAACCAATTATATCTACTAGTGGCATAGAGTATAGAGTAGCATGCAGAGCTGTAGATAGAAATGGTAATTATAGTGATACAAGTACACTTAATTCAATACTTGTAAAAACTATTCAATAAGGAATACGAATGTCAGCAACTCTTAATTCTGGTATAAAAGCCGTACATTTAGTATTATCACGTCCAACTTATACTAGACCTAATAACACAACAGATACTAGAGATGATCTAGTATCTGTTAAGGTTTGGTATAGTAAAGTAACGCCTTTTGATCCTACTGCAACATACAATGCTGTAAGTAATCCTTGGGTTTTATATAGTGATAATGGTAGTTTACTTACCACTATTGATGGTTTAGAAGAAGATACTACATATTATGTGAAATATGCATATATCAGTAAAATTGACCCAGATGCAATTACTGTCTCTAGTCAGCTAAGTGCCAAAACTTTAGCTGCTGGAGTGCACGTCTATGGTTATTTAAGCAATGACCCAGTTAATATTAGTACTGATAGTGCAGGAACTATTTTAGTTACTGTAAATGGTGTACTAGTAGCTAGTCCTACCAGTACTCAGCAGCAGGCTGCCTGGACTACTGCTAGTCAAGGTGTGTTTAAGGTTTATAATGATAATGCAGAAGTAACTGGTGCAAACACTACTAATGTTCTTGCAAGTGATGGATCAGTAGTAGGGCCTAGATATAGTATTAAAGCTAACAGCTATACAGGTGATTTAACTAGTAGTAATACATTTATTGATAGTATTACTGGTGCATTTTATAGCACTGGTGTAGGTGTAGTTAACTATAACAACAGTGTTATATTTTTGGCTAAGTATAATGGTGTTACTGTTGAACGTACCTGGACAGTAACTAAAGGTCGTGGTGGACAAACTGCTCCACTTATTCAGTTAAGTGCTAATACAACAGAATTTGTTTATAAACAAGAAATTGATACTACTTCAGTAACTACTAGTTCTGTTATTAAAGCTAGATTAGCAAATATTACTGGACAAATTGCATTTACCGCATATGCATATACCAGAGATGGCACTTTATTAGGTGCAATAAGCGGTACACAAGATCAAGTAAATAACACTTTTACAATTACTGCCACACAATTTGGTTACTATGGAATAACAACAGGATATGTACTAGTTACAGCAACAAGTGTAGCTGATAATACTATATCAGATACTATTACATTATATAGAATAAATGATGGTAGTAATCAGATAACAGTTGAACAAACTAATGGTTCTCATTTAATTACTGCTGATGCATTAAGTAATACTACATATAATGATTATGATGGTAGCGGTAATACTATTACAGTTAAAAAAGGTAATAAAACACTATTAATTGATAATACTTCAAGCGATAATTTTAGTGCAGATACTTGGAGAATAGTTAGTGTTGTACCTTCAAAAAATACTAGTAATGTTGATACCATATCATACGATGCTAGTTATGTAGCTACACAAAATAGTGCTCAAGCAATATTTAGTAGAGTAAGTAACATGATTGCTGATGTTGCTTACATTGACTATACTATTCGTGTTCAACAAATAGCAGGCAATGGCAATGATTCTACCCAATATTTAGACACCACAATACGTCAAAGTTTTGCAAAATCAAAAGCTGGTGTTAATGGTAGAGGTGTTAATCTAACTAGTGATTACGCTAATTTTACTACTGCAAGCGGTACCACCACAGCATTACCAGCAACAATTACATTAACAGCTACAGCAAAACAATTTATTAATCCTACATATAGTTGGACAATAGATGGCAGTACTACTCTTACTGGTGCTACACAGGGCACAGGAGCAAATGTAAATAAGCTAACATTAAATTCATTTGCTAGTGGTAATCCAGTACCTAGTAAAACAATACGTGTAACAGTTTCAGAAACTGTAAACGGTATCAGTTATGAACAGTTTGATCAAGTTTCAATAAGTTCATTAAAAGAAGGCGATCCTGGAATATCCTATAATTTAACAAATGGTAACCAAACTATTTATTATGATAGTACAGGAACAATTAAAGCAGGTCAGTTAGATGGTACCTTAGATACTACTAATCCGCAATACTTTAAATGTAAATATGAAGTTAAACGTGGTACAACACTATTAAACGGTACTAGTGCAGTATCATTTAGTTTACCAACAAGTAGTGGAATGACTGCTGCCATAAATGCTAGTAGTGG